CCAACTGATACATATTTACAACCTAATTGGGATTAATTTAAATTATATATAAAATGGCAAAACTTGAAGAAAAGGAGTTAGAAGAACTCAAACAATCAATCGCAAAACCTCAGCAAATTGCTCAAGAAATAGGAATGAGAGTAATTGCATATAAATCAATTGATGATTTAGTGCAACAATGGAATGATGCACAAAAAGAGCAACAAGAAAAACTTAAACAAATCGAAGATGAGCATGGCAAAGGTTCATTAAATATTGATACAGGCGAAATAACTCCTTTAAATGAGGAGTAATGGCATTAATTAATGCTACTAGTTTTTTACTTGTTAAAGATACAACTGTTATTGGTCATTCTCGTAATACATCAATATCATTACAATTAGATTTACCTGATGCCACTACAAAAGAAAGTGGTGGGTTTGCAGAATATTTACCATGTATTAGAGGTGGTTCAATTTCTGCATCAGGAATAACTGACTATACAGACAACCTAAATTTTAAGGAACTTACAAGTTATGTAATTACTAAGGCAATAAACACCTATTATTTTCGTGACCCTGGTGATGCAACAGGCACAATATACAGAGGTGAAGGATTTGTAACATCAGTTGATGAAACAGCTGACAATGAAACTATAAGTGAATTTAATTTAGAAATAACTTTGTCTGGTCCAATTACAGTTGGTAATCAAAATAACTGGGAAAATATATTTCAGTTTTGGGAAAATATTGCAACAAATTGGGAAAACACCTAAATTATTTTATTTGTATATTTACAAAAAATTTAATCTAAAATATATTTAAAATGGCAGTATTTAATGGAACAAATTTATTGTTGAAAGCTATTACAAGTGGTGGTACATTAGCAACTATTGGTCACACAACATCAGCATCTATGTCTTTAAGTATGGATACACCTGATGCAACTAGCAAAGATTCATCAGGATTTTCTGAATTTATTGGTGGTGTTAGAAGTGGTGAGATTTCTTTTGAGGGCTTAGTTGACCATTCTGATGCAGCTGGTTCTGATGCAATAACTGGTTATTTAGTGAATAGAACTAAAATTGACTGGTCATTTTCAACTGGTACAACTGGTGATGAAATTTATTCAGGAAGTGGATTTATTTCTAGTTGTGAAATATCAGCTGAGATGGAATCACCTGTAACATATTCAGGCACTATAACAATAACTGGTACAATTACACAAGGAACTAATTAATATTAGTTAGATAAAATATAAAAGGCACATGGTTTAAGAATTATGGTTGGTAAAAAAATGACTGTGTGCCTATAATTTTATAAATTATGGCAAACAAGAAAAGAGGTTACTATACTATTAAAATGGGTGGTAAAAAAAGGACCATGCATTTTTCAATGAACTTTTGGTCGAATTTTACAGATGAC